AACGTCTATCCGATTTCAACCGGCTGGAAGCCCATTAAGGACTTCACCGCTTATTCGGATGCGCTAACGGCACGGTGTCAGGGCGCTATTTCGTTGCAGAACACATCTTCGACGACTTTTGATTTCGCCGGTGATGTATCAAAGCTCTACCGGCTTAACCTGGGAACGTGGGGGGATGTTTCCCGTGCCTCCGGTGGCGTATATGCAACGCCCGCCGATGGCTGGTGGGAGTTTGCCGAGTTTGGCAATCTTGTTGTTGGTGTGAACGGGATAGACGCGCCACAGAAATTCAACATTGACAGCGGGGCATTGTTTGAGGCTTTGGGTGGCTCCCCGCCTATCGCCAAATATGCAACGGTTGTTCGTGACTTTCTGGTGCTTGGAAATCTGTCTACAAACGCAGGTCTTATCCAGTGGTCAGCTTTTAATAATGCGGAAGGCTGGACGGCGGGCACAGATCAAAGTGATACGCAGGAGTTTCCTGAAGGTGGAACGGTGCAGGCCCTTGTTGGGGGTGAAGTGCTTCATGTCTTTCAGGAACGGGCGATCAAACGCGGCTCTTATGTTGGCGGCGATGTGATTTTCCAGTTTGACGAAATCAGCCAGAACAAGGGTGTTGCAGCGCCCAAGTCTGTTGCCAAGGTGGGGAATACCATTTTCTTCCTGGGGTATGACGGGTTTTACAAGCTTGAGGGTGACCAGGTTCTACCGATCGGCGCGGAACGTGTGGACCGTACATTCCTGAATGATTTGAATGCGGGTTTTATCTACCGCGTGGCAGCGGGTGTTGATCCAATTAACAAGCTGGTGTTCTGGTCATATCCCAGTGCTCAGTCTGTTGATGGCACGCTCGACAAGGTGATGGTTTACTCGTGGGCGCTGGACAAGTGGTCCTTTGCTGAGTTGGGTGCGGAGTTTATCTATTCGGCTCTCTCAGAGGGCTACACAATGGAAACGCTGGATACGCTTTATTCCAGCCTTGATGACATTCCTTATTCACTGGATAGCCGTGTATGGGCTGGTGGCAGCGCTGTTCTAGCGCTGTTCGACAGTAATCATAAACTGGGATACCTGACGGGTGATAATCTGGCGGCGACCCTTGAGACGGGAACGATAGAACCAGCTCCAGGCAAGCGGGCCAAGATTACCAACACCCTGCCGTTCATTGATGGATCAGCAGCCACTGTCACGCTTGGCGCAAAGGAACGGGCAGCGGATAGCTTCTCGTATGGATCCGCGGCGGCGATGCGTTCATCCGGCTTCTGCCCGTCTATCAAGTCGGGCCGGTATCTGACCGCCAAGGTTGACATTGCAGCGGGTGAAACATGGTCCGAGTGCTCCGGCATTGAACTGGAAATGACGGGATCAGGGCGCATCTGATGGCATATGAACGCCGCCCCGCTTCAAAGCCGCCTTTTAATGGCACGGCATCTGACCGGGAAATAGGCAACGCCTTTCGCAATATCTTTCAGGGTCGTCTGGACTGGACCGACGAGGTAACGCTGACGGCTAATCAGGCGACAAGCGTGATTACGGACTTGAGGGCGACGATCAACAGTCTGGTTTTGTTTTCTCCCTCCACCGCAAATGCGGCGGCGGAACAGGCAGCGGGCGCGATGTATGTGAGCACATATGCAAGTGGAAGCTTCACGATTACGCACGCAAACAATGCGCAGACGGACAGAACCTTTCGTTATTTGGTGGTGAACTGATGAAGCTTGTTGGCATAACGCAGGACAATTTCCCAACTTATTGGCCTGCAATCAAGCCCCTTTTGACTGAGGCTTGTGAGCGAAGCCGGGGGCAGTTCACTGCTGATCAGGCGGTCCAACAGTTAGTCAATGGCATCTGGTGGTTCTGGGTTGGTGTGGATGAGACCAACACCGTCAAGGCGTTTGCTGTGACGGAAATATTGGAGTTCTCCGCCGGAGCACTGGTAGGGAACATTTTGATTACAACCGGCACGAGCCGGAAAGACTGGAAACACTTGATAGGCGACTTGGAGACATGGGCCAAAGATCAGGGTTGCGAACGATTGCAGACGTGGGCCCGAAAGGGATGGGTCAGAGAATTGCCTGATTACAAAATTTCACACGTCTTGCTAGAGCGAGGGCTTGATTGATGGGCGGTAATAGCGGCGGTAGCCAGACACAAATTCAAAAAGCAGACCCATGGGATAAGGCGCAGCCTTACCTTGAGTCGGGCATGCAGGGTGCGCAGAGTATTTACAACAACCGGGCCAACGATATTTATTATCCCGGCTCCACGGTTGTCCCGATGGCTGACCAGACGGTACAGGGTCTGAATATGATCCAGAACCGCGCGGCGGCTGGTTCTCCACTGATCAGGCAATCACAAAATCAACTGCAAAGCACCATGCAGGGGGATTATCTTGATCCCACACAGAACCCGATGTTCAACCGTGCTGCCGACGCGATTACGAACCGGGTTAATGCCCAGTTCGGCGCTGCCGGTAGAACAGGTTCGGCAGGTCACGCAGGCGCAATGGCGCGAGGTATTGGGGACGCGGCGGCGGGCCTTTATGGTGATGAGCGCAATAGACAGATGCAAGGCATGTTCTTTGCGCCTCAATTGGCGGCAGAGGATTACAAGGATGCAGGCATGATGCAGGGTGTCGGTGCCTCTTATGAGGATCTGTATGGCCGCAATATGCAAGACGATATTAACAGGTTTGAATATCTGCGAGACAATGACAAGCGCAATCTGTCTTTCTACAACGGACAGATCGGCGGTTATGGGAACCTTGGTGGCACAACAACCTCCACAGGTACGCAGGCACAGGGTGGCAGTTCATTGGGTAGCGCCTTGGGTGGTGCGGCAGCGGGTATGTCAATCGGCGGACCATGGGGCGCGGCGGCTGGTGGCCTTCTCGGTCTTTTCGGGTAGGGGGTAGATCATGCAAAAAGCAGCAGCGCCATTCCTTGGTGGACTATTTGGCGACTTTTCACTTTTTGACGGGAAGAACGGCGGCATGTCAATTGGCGGCCTGGGTGGCGGTGGTGATCTGTCCGGGCTACTCGGTAGCCTTGGAGGCATGTTCGGCGGCGGTGAGCAGGAAGATACCGGACTTCTTCAACTGATCGAGTTTATCAACAAGCAGAATGTAAGCGCGGCTCAGAAGCAACAGATGTTCCAACAGGCGCAAGGTGGTCAGCAATTACCGCAGACCCAAAGAACAGCGGTGCTTGGTAGTGGGAAGAATGTCGGCGGGGGGATGTACTAATGACGATCAATCCAACAATGGGCGGCGGCATTCTGGGTGATATTTTTGGCACGGGTCAGGGTGGCAAGGGCTTTGATTTTCAGGGCCTTATTGGCGATCCACTTTTGCAGTTCGGCCTGACAACGCTCATGAACAACGGTGATATGTCGAAGGGCTTGCAACAGGCGCTTGTTGCCGGTCAACTACAGTCACGCAATGCCCGCGCTGCAAAAGAAGATGAGCGCGAGAATACCCGGTTTGAGTGGGAGCAAGACGACAGAACCCGCGCACAAGGGCGTGATGACCAATGGGCAAACATCTTTAATCCACAAGCCTCACCAGATGGAGCGCAGCCCTCAACGGGGACGCCTAATGCACAAGGTGGCGGACACCCCTTGATTGCAGGGCTTAGTCCACAAGAGCGGGCGCTGGTTGCTTCCATGCCACGCGAAGCGGCACAGAAATATCTTTTGGAGCGCATGAACCGTCCGACATTTGAAACGGTGCAGAACCCGCTTGGTCTGGGTGGTGTGGGACAGCGCAATTCACTGACAGGCCAGCTTAGTGGTTATCAGGGACCGCAAACATCGGAGGCCCCCACAGCGGTGCGGGAGTATGAGTTCGCTCGCGAAAATGGCTACGAAGGCTCTTTTGCTGAGTTTATGCAAACGGTAAGACGAAGCCCCGGAACGACTGTAAACGTCAACAACGGCGGCATGGATATGCCTGACGATGTTCCTCAATTTCCAGGTAAATCGGTAGGTGCTGGTGCTCGGAATATTATCCTGGCTGTTGATGAGATGAGGCGTCAGGGGCGGGAGATTACACCGGCTCAGTCAGACGCCTATAACCTTGCTTTGAAAGAGGTTCAATCGTCCACAACCGATGCAACGTTTGCGGCGAACATAAACCAAGCGCAGACAGATATCGCAAAAGGGGTGGAAATCCTTTTTCCTGATGGGTTGGATGGCGAGTTTTCTCGAGCAACATCCGGGCTTGGTGGTGTGCCGTTTACTGATGCGCGGACGGCAAGGCAATCGTTTAGGCGAGCAGTGGAGGTCTTGTTGCGATCCAGAACGGGGGCGGCGGCTCCAGACTCTGAAGTTAGCAACTATATGGACGCTTTCTACCCATCCCCGCTTGATACTCAAGAAGGGGCGCGGATTAAGGTTCAGCGCCTTCAACAATATTTTAACGACACCGCGGCGCTCCGTCCGAGGGCATTTGGGGAGTCGATCAGTAATCGAGGCGGTCAAACACCGTCTAATGACATTCAAAAACCCGCCGACATTCCTCAGGCTGAGTGGGACAATATGCCACCAGAAGACAAGGCGCTATTTCAATGAGTATTGAGCAGGACCGCGCCCGCGCAAGGGCAAGAGCCAGGGCAAGGGTTAACGCGACAACTAATCCTGAAGAGCCGGGTACGCTGGAAAATCTTGGTGTTGGTGCCGTGATGGGCGCTATGGATGTTAGTGGCACAGTGGCACGGGCGGGAGACTTTCTAGCGTCTAAGGCGTTAGGTTTTTCCCCCACAGAACACATACTTGGTTCTTCCCCCCAAGAGATTATGGCGGAGGGAGATGAGTGGTTTGAAGATAAACACGGTGGTGTTGCTGGAACCACAGGGCGCATTGGCGGACAATTGGCGGCGGCGCTTCCATTGATGGCTGGTGCGGGGTCTGCCTTCTCTGGACTAGCACGGGCCGCGCCCGCTATTGCGCCTGCTATAAATACAGCGTCCGGCGCGGGTAATGTTGGCTCTAAAATATTAGCTGGTGGCATACAGGGAGCTACAGTGGCGGGGCTTACGTCCGGCGCAGCAGAGAACCCAGAGCGGGATATTGCCCTTGGCGCTGCATTTGGTGGGTCTATCCCAGGTGTTGCGGCGGCGGGGCGTGCTGCGGGCCGTGGGATAAGGGATGCGGTACGACCGGCTGTTAGTGAGGGTGCGCGACGCTTGGCGGCAAGGGCCGAAGGTCTTGGCATCCCGGTGAACGCGGCGCAGCTTGCGGATACCCCATTTTTACGCACACTCGACTCCGTTACTCGGAAGGTGCCGTTCTCTGGTGCCCGTAGTCATTTGGAGAACCAGCAGTCTGCATTTAATCGGGCTGTGTCACGCACCATTGGTGAAGATACCGACAGAATTACAGCCGATGTGTATGCTGCGGCCAAGTCACGCATTGGGCAAATGTTTGAGCGCCTATCCTCGCGCAATCGCCTTCCTATCACCAATGAAATCAACTCATCGCTTGAGCGGGTGAGGCAGGAAGCTGCCCGGTATGGGGCAGATGATACAGCCCGCGCCGTGTCGTCAATTATTGATGATATTGGAGCCAAGGCAGAAGGGGGTGTATTGCCGGGGCGGGCCTATCAGAGCATTGACTCTTTGATTGGCAAAATCTCTAAATCCGGGGGTGAAAAATCACACTTCCTTGGTCAGGTACGTGACGTACTGCGTGGCGGCATGGACGACGCAGTCTCAGAGAGTGACCGCGCAGCATGGCAGACGGCTAGACAGCAATGGCGCAATCTGAAAACCATTCGTGATTTGGTTGCGAAGGGTGACGCTGATGGCAATATCCGCCCCGCCTTACTTCAAGGGCGTGTAACCGCTGGCGGAGCGGCTAAGGAGTCTGTCGCGTCTGGACGCGGCGGAGAGTTGGCGGAATTGGCTCAGGTCGGACAGAGGTTCTTAAAGGACACTGTGCCTAGCTCGGGAACAACCGAACGCGCCGCGATTATGGGGGCCTTTGGCGGTGCGCCTGTTGCTGCGATGGTGGAGCCTACTGCGCTTTTGGCGGGTGGTGGGTTGGTGGCTGGCGCTAGGGGTGCTCAGAGTTTTATCAATTCCCCCGCTTATAGAGAGTTTCTACTCAAGAGGGCTGCTGGGACGGTTCCGAATGTTGGGAGCGGGCAGGGCCTTTTGTCGTCTTATGCCGCGCCTGTTCTTTCCCTCCCCGCTGTCAACGTTACGCGCTGACTCGCGCCAACCGCGCCAGAAGTTGAACACAAAAACCACGATCAGAATAAGAATTGCGGACTGTAGGTCGAAGGTCATTCGATCAGTCTAGCGCATTCCAAGACTTGTTATCAAGCCCGCCCTTTGAGGCGGGTTTTTCTATGGAGGCCCCTAAATGGCTGAAATCGACGACCTGAACACCACAGATGCAAGCAACACAGCTAGGTTCCCAGAAGG